TGTGTGGAATGATGCTATTTTTGGAGAGTTAAGTGAACGTAGATTAGATCATTTTAAATGGGTGACTAGAGATAAAACTAATATAATTAAAGAACCAGATGTAAAACTAGATGAACACGGTGATTATGTAATACCTAAATTAAAAGCACAAGTAAAAATTGAAAACAAAAAGTCTATGGTAGATCAAACTATGGAGATGGCACCATACATAAGAAGTATTAAGATTATTGGTGGTGAACCATTAATTATGAAAAAGCATTATGAGTTATTAGACAAGTTGATAGAGGCAGATCAAGCTAAACATATCTATCTTAAATATCAAACAAACTTAACTGAAACAAAAGGTGGTAAACATAGTATATTTGATTACATACCTAAATTCAAAAGAGTTTCTATGGTAGCTTCTGTTGATGGTGTAGGTAAAACTATTGAGTATATGAGAAGAAGATGTAACTGGGATAAAATTAAAGCCAATCTTGCCTTATGTGCCAAATATGATAACGTTGACGCTGACTTTAATGGTTTAGTTTCTTTTCTTAGCGTTATGAGATTTTATGAAGTTATAGATTGGTGTTTGACTGAGGGTAAAGATATGATTGACCAAGTAAATTGGGCTATGTTAGAATCACCAGCATTGTTAAGAACAAATAACTTACCACAAAAAATAAAAGATGATCTAATACCAAAATACAAAGGGTGGCCTGATATACAAGAGGCACTTCGTATGCCTGCTGAAGAAGGATTAGATATTCAGGAAGTATTTGATTATTTACTAGACGCCGACAAATATTACGAAGGCACTAAATGGGAACTACATTTATTTGAAGTGTTTCCGGAATTGAAAGAACATTACATACCAAAAGATCAAAGAAAGAAAATATAATGGACAGTTGGCATAAAGATTACTTACTAAACAAAGAAGAATACCTAAAACTTTTTGATACTACTATGCAAAAAGAACAGGAAACTAATGTCGAGTTCCTAGAGAAAAGTCTTACTAAACTAACAGGAAGAAACTATGCTGTTGCTTGTAGTAATGGAACAGACGCCTTACACTTCTCATTAATCAGTTTAGGTATCAAACCAGGAGATGAAGTTATTACGACCAACTTCTCTTGGATATCTACAGCGTCATGTATATCAATGGTTGGTGCCACTCCTGTGTTTTGTGATATTGATATGTCGTCTTATCACTTGTCACTTGATAGTATAAAGAATATGTATTCGGATAAAACAAAAGCAATTGTATATCCACATCTATTTGGTAACATGTCCGAAACAAAACATATAATAGATTTTTGTAAAGAAAAGAATATAACATTTATAGAAGACGCTGCCCAATCAATAGGTGCCAGTTTGAATGATGTAAAGGCAGGATCAATTGGTGATATCAGTACATTAAGTTTCAATGCTAACAAAGTTATCGCTGGTATTTCTGGTGGTGGTGCCGTATTAACAGACAATAAACTACATGCTGAAACAATTAGAAAATTAAGAAAACATGGTAACAATGAGATGTTAGGTTACAACTCTAAAATGTTATTAATGAATGCTACGTTTATAGATCATAGATTAAAAAAGATAGATGACTACCAAACAAAAAGACAAGCGATTGCTAAAAAGTATGATGAACAATTAAAAGATCATGTGATTATTCAACCAACAACAAATGGTCTCAATCATAACTATCACAAATATGTTATCAGATTACCAAACAAAGAAATTAGAGATGAGTTAAAAGATAAACTTAAAGCAAAGGTTCATTACGATAGACCTCTATCAGAGAATATAATGTATAAAAATATCTATCACAGAAAAGATAGTATGTATAACTCTAAAACAGTAAGTGATACTATATTGACTTTACCTATTGATCCTTTTATGACAGACGCCGAGATCAGTAAAGTTGTTAATATAATTCTAATTGTATTAGACCATGAAGAAACTAAATTCTTAAACAACATGAAGAAACTGATAGGCGATGATTATATAGATGAAAGTCTAATCAATGAAACCACTGAGAACATCTACGACTATATAATAGAGAAGGCATATCAGACACCAGGTTATACCGAAGAAATAAAATTCAAAGATACTAAAAAACTAAAGATTGCATTTAATAAATTTTATGAAAAGCTTAGACGAAATACAAAATAACTATTTGGCGATAGACTTCTTTATGTCTATGTCCTGTAACAAGGACTGTCATTACTGTACAAGTTATACCTTAGAGATGAGAAACCTTACTGTCGATATGGATTTCTTAAAGAAGACATTAGAGTTCCTAAAAGATTATAAAGTTAGAGTTAATCTATTAGGTGGTGAGCCCGGGTTAATTAAAAATTTAGATGAAGTAATTAATGAGATTAAGAAGAATCCTAATTTTGTTTGTTCAGTATTATCTAATTCGTTTGTAAGAAAGAGATATCCTCATATACTAGAAGACAAAGATATACTATATGTTGAACACAATATATTGGATTGGTATGAGGACGAGGTTAAAAAATTAGGTAACTTTGATTTTGTTCCTGAAAATGATATGAATAATTATAATGTGGTAGTTAAAACACCAAACTACTATGCTTATAATCATAAGTATCCTGAAATAGTAAAAAAACTAGATCATAAGAATACTATGTGGAAAGCATTCAATGGTAGATCAGAACATTTTACAGACGTAGTACAGGCGGCCGAGATTGATCGTAAGATGTGTGCTTCTTTTCCTATGGTGCCAGTTATAGATTTTGAGAAAAGACATATTGTTCATTGTAGTAAAAAGTTTGCTAACAATACTGAACTATCCAAGACGTTTGATTTAACACAAGAAAATGTGGATAAGATGATGAACTTTCAATTATTCAAATACGAAAGTTATTGTGTAACTTGTACAGAATGGGTACAACCAAAAGGGCATTTTCCAATGAGAAAATATGCAGGATTATTAAATGAGTAAAATATATTCAGTAGCATTAAACTTACATGATCATAACACATATGATGGTGTATGGCATAATCAAAGAGAACGAGAAACTAGATTTAAACATAATCTACCCTATCATGCTGAAGCGTATGCTCATCAATCAGATATACTTAATCCAGCAGACTATCGTTTAAATAATGAGTTTGTAAAAAAATATTTTAAAAAGAGAGATGGCGTTCTAGCATTCACTTATACTTATGGTGGTATCAGAATGTGTAAAGATATATTACCACAAGATATATTTGATTATGAACCTAAAAAACTATGGGACCATTACTTCAAAGATGATATGTACTTTATAGACCATCATCAATCACACGCCACATATGCCTTTCTTAATTCAGGTTATAAACAATCAGACATACTAGCGATAGATGGTATAGGGTCAAAATATAGATGTGTATTCTTTGATAAAGACCAGAACTTAATTGATCTATCAGATAAGTTGCCGATTGGTTGGTTATGGAATCATATGTCTAACTTAACAGGATTTGGAACACTAGGCGCTAGTAAATTAATGGGACTTGTGGCATATGGTAAATATAGTCAATATTACTATGATGTATTTCAAACAATACTTGAAGGTAATATTACAGAAAAGAAACAACCACAATTCAAATTTATACAAATAGATAATTATGGACTACATGATTTAGCCCATACTTTACAAGTTTTTACAAACGACATAATAAAAAAATATGTTTATTCTCTAAAGTCTTGTGATAATCTATGTATCGCAGGTGGTGTGGCATACAATGGTTATATGAATGAAGAATTTACTAAACACTATACTAATGTTTATGTTCCACCAGCAATAGGTGACGAAGGACAGGCCATAGGAGTGTATCAACATGCTGACTATGTATTGAATAACAATATACATGTGGCTGAAACATTTGCTGGTAAAGAGTATGACTATATAGGAGATGAAAGAGTTAATTACAAAGAAGTGGCGCAAGCAATCGCTGATGGTAAGATAGTGGGTTGGTTTCAAGGTAAATCAGAAAGTGGTAATCGAGCATTAGGTAATAGAAGTATATTAGCAGACCCTCGTAATACTGATATCAAAGATATTATTAACCATACAATTAAAATGAGAGAAGACTTTAGACCATTCGCACCTGCTGTATTAGAAGAACACTACAAAGAATACTTTGATACAAATAGTCCTAGTCCTTATATGAGTAGAATATGTAAAGTTAAATCAGACAAGGTACCTGGAATAACTCATTT